GAGACTCTGTTTTTCTTGTATAGTAGTTTGCAAAAATAGGTTCAATACCACCAGACACACCAAGCATAGTTGAAAGAGATCCAGTTGGTGCAATTGTAAGTAACTGAGAGTTTCTAAGTCCAAATGATTCTACTAATTCTTTTGTTTCTCCTAATGCATTTTTACTATAAAACGCTGATTGTTCTACCGCTTCTGGTTTATATTTAGGATATACACCATATTCTTTTGCTAACACAGCAGATGTTTTAATTGCCATATCTGCCATAGTATGTCCAATCATGTCACATAAATCAATGGCTTCTGGACTACCATATTTAATTCCCAGTTTAATAAGCAAATCGGCAAGACCAAAGATTCCAAGTCCAATCTGTCTCCAATCATATACAGATTCTCTTTGTTCTTTTAATGGATGGAGTGGAAGTCCTTCATCTAATACTTCATTTAATGCAATAACAGACGATTTGACACAATGCTTAAAACTCTCAAAATCAAATCCTGTATCACATGCAAATTCAGCTAGGTTAATGCTACCAAGAAGGCATGAACCTCCCGCTGGCAAAGGTTCTTCTGCGCATGGATTTGTTCCTGCATATTCAAACTCATCATCACAACTAAGTAAATTCCAGTTATTGATTCTGTCCCAGAAAAGCATTCCAGGTTCAGCATAATCCCAGTTCATTTCACACATTTTATGGAACATTTCATATGCATCAATTTCTTTAGTGATGGTTTCTCCTGTTTCTAACCTAGTAAATGATAAAGTAAATGGAGTTTTATTCTTTACCGCAGCCATAAACTTGTCTGTAATTCTAATAGAAATATTAGCTTTTGTGACTCTATCAAGGTCTGATTTAATACCAATAAACTCTTCTAAGTCTGGATGCTCACATGAAAGACTAAGCATTAAAGCTCCTCTACGTCCCGCTTGCCCGATTAATCCAGTAACCATAGAATATAAGTCCATAAATGATACAGAACCAGTTGTTTCTTTAGCGGCATTATTGACCTTTGCACCTCTTGGAGATAATTTACTAATATCAACTCCACATCCACCACCATAGCTATATGTACGAGCAAGTTTTTTAGCGCAGTCAAAGATACTTTCAATATTGTCTTCTGGTGGTTCAATTACATAGCAATTACTGAGACTAATTTTACGTCCTTTATTCTCAAGACCTCTATTAGCAAGAATGCGACCTCCAAATAAGAACTTTTTCTCTTTAATTAAATTAGCAATTTCTGAATTTCCACCAGATACACGATTAATCCACTCATCAAAAGTTTCATTTTCATATCTGTATTTTCTTTCCCAAATGTCTTGTCCTAATTGATTCTCTGTTCCTAACCATTCCTGTACTGTCATACACATTCTCCTTAATCGTAATAATTAATAATATAATCAACAGCTTCTTCAAGAGTATCAAACACTACATCACAATCTTCAGGAAGCCATTCATATACATTCTGTTTCCCAAATCCAATAACAGGTATCCCTTTATCAACTGCATATTGTAATTCCTGTCCAGTTCCCACAGAATTTTCAGTATTATTAAGGTTTACTAAAATCAAATCACTATTGGCGATGAGATACTTTATATAGAAATTTTTTGTCTGCTTGGCTGTAATAGATTTAGAGCCATCTCTAGGAAAATACTCTGTTGGATCATATAAGTGATATGCAATAAGATCTAAATACTTTTGTGCTAAAATAAATCTCTCAAAAGCTTCATTCCTCCAAGATGTCCCTTCATCAACTAATCCTTTGCAAGCACCAGCTAAATAAATATTTAATCTTTTCATTTTATTCCTCCATCATATATTTAATAAACAAAGCTGCATCATCAGGGTTCTCACAATGCAATTCAAGAGTATCTAATAAAGTGTCCCCTGACTGTACCAAAGCAGTTAAAACAAATCTGCATAACTGACTGTTAAGGACAATATTGTCACCTTCCGGTGAGACAATATCTACTCTTCCTTTACATTTATCTACTACTTTAAAAAATGATTCAAAATCTTTAATTCTATTAATTTTCACTCTTGTCCTCCTTATCTCTCAAATCATCTTTTCTAAACATACTGCGTAATCAACTTTTCGTGAAATTTCATCGAATACTACATTCTCAGATACTTTGCCAACATACCAAAAATAAGGACTAATACCTTCGTTCATTTTTTCTGCTAATTTATCTGCTCTTTCCTGGTGCTCATATGCTATATTGCCATATTTAAGTTTCTCTGAATCCCATACAGTATTCCCTATCTTTGTTTTAAATGTTAAATATGATTCATACTCTTTAATATATTCTCTAACTACCGAAAGCATTTTAGGGATATTTTCTTCTAGCACTGGATCACCAATAAATTCCACTGGATACACGACAATGATGTTGATATGTGGCGGTTCCATACTAGCAACTTCTTTTACACAAAAGTTTTTGTCATCTAAAACTATTATTTTAGTTACCTCCCTTCTACTAATTCAAATTCTTCTTTAAATTCTTCGTCTGTATAGCAATTCCATGTATAATCTTCTAATCCTAAAACATACCACCGATTATAGAAGTAATATGTTCTATACCAACCGAGATGTTCAACAATACAATGCCTGTCATTATCTTCTTTGATAAATATATGTTCACCATCAATATTAGGCTCAAATATTTTCAAAACTTCTTCTCGATTTTGTTTTGTTAAATATATACACTCATATTGTTCTTTCCTCACACATTTCATTGTTATCTCCTATGAATAATTGAAAATCATTAGCTTCACAACAAGCTGCTTTATATAGAGTAGCCATAGAAAATACTTCTCCTGGCTGGAATCTATCTACTTCTTTGTATCTATAACAGGATTCTTTTTTAGGACAATCCACTAACTCTCCTGCACAGAAAGTAATATCGTGACTAAACGCCATAATACCCGCCTCCCATCGGTTCATTAATAAATTCATCTATTGATCTATAGTCTTTAAGCATAGCAATTGCTCTACATAAGATGCCTTCTATTTCACAATATTGAGCGCTATCAGCAATATCTGATAATCTATCAATCACCTGTGTAATTGTCATATTCTTATATGATGGCTCTTTGTATTCATCCATATTTATACCTCCTAAAAATCAAATTTCTTGTTACATAATTCATCTAAATCATCCATAAGATAAGTTTGTCTATGGATAATCTGTTCTTTAGTAATTGCGTATTGCAGAGCCTTAGTCTGAGCACATAGTATAAATTTTTTACTGGCTCTAGTAATCATGGTGTATAAGAGTTCTTTATTAAGCATAATAAACATTGAAAAGTCTATTCCTCCAATAACTGTATCAAACTGACTTCCTTGAGCTGAATGACAAGTTATTGCATATCCAAGCTCTATATAAGGAGCATGTGATTTAGGTACTTCTACATAGCCAATTCCTTGAAAATCTATCAGGATATAATCATCTTTTATATCTTTTATGATGCCTAAGTTTCCATTAAAGATATCTACAACTGAACCATCAGAATTAATTATCTGGTACTTATTCTGTTTGTTTATAACTTTATCTCCTACTTTTAATACCCATTGAACTACTCCACTTTTCATAATTTTGTATTGCTTTTTTGATTTGGGGTTGTATATCTGTTGAGCTATATGATTTAAAGAAGCTACTGAAGACACTCCTTGTTTACAAGGAACAATGATTTGCACATCCAGAATAGATTTAGCATGTTTGATTTCTTCTTTAAAATACTGCACTATATTATGATATGTATTAGATTTATCAGTATAGCAATTAAGAATCATGTCCTGAAGTTCACCTCTTGTTTCTTCTCCAGTCCACCCATCAGAAGTTAATTGTTTTCCTTGTCTCACTCGAATACTTTCAGTAATAATCGCTGATTTCTGAGCTTGTCTATGAATTTTATCAAGGAAAATTGAAGATATATATTTAGATTCAAGCATATCAGCAGCTACTGCACAGGAACCTATAGATTCTAGCTGCCCCACATCTCCAATAAAGATTACTTTTGTTCCAGTAGCACACGCTTTCAGTAATTGCTTAAAAAGATAACCATCAATCATAGACATTTCGTCCACTACAATAATGTCATAATCTAAAGGATCATACTCATAGTCAAATGGTGTTCTTGGATCTCCATATTTGAGTTTGAGTAACTTATGAATTGTTTGACTTTCTTTACCAGAAGCTTCACTAATTCTCGCCGCAGCTCTTCCGGCTAAAGCTACTGTTACACTTTTATAATCTTGCAGGATAGTAAGAATACCATCAATAATACTCGTCTTACCTGTTCCGCCGTAACCGGAGATACAGCATAACTGATTATCGAGAACCATTTTAATACCCTCAAGCTGTTGCTCTGTATAATCCCATCCTTGAGCTTTTTCTTTCTTTTTAATTATCTCTAGCCAGTTACTATACTTAAATTTATTAGGGGCATTTTTTAATCTTACTAAATGTTCAGCTATCGAATATTCTAAGTCATAATACCATTTCAATCCTATCTTAGTTTTTTCTTTATTCCATACAATCATTTGGGAATCTTGTAAATCATGTATCGCTTCAGCGATATTCAAATCAGGTACTTCTTCTCCTATTTTATCTATTAACTCTTGCATGATTTCTTCTGAATAACTAAATGATTTTCCATTCTCTCCTTGATTCCTTAGAAACATTTTAATACAAGTTTCAATCCGATCTATACCATAAGGATCAGCTCCATTCTGCAGTGCTATATCATCGGCTGTTTTCCAACCTATCCCTCTTATGATTGTCAAATCATATGGATGATTTTTTACTACATCAACGGCTTTATCTACATCTTCATGATAGTATTTAATAATCTTTTCTATCAATTTATCAGTAATAGAATATCTGGCTAAATCAATATAAGCTTTGTGTTTGTCATAAGTATCATTAAATTTCTCAATCCACTTAGTAGCTACGTTAGGGCCACATCCTTTAATTTTTGTAAGTTCTTTTACGTTCCCTTCTTTTAAAGCTAAGTAAGGATTATCTAAAGTCTCATACATTCTTTGTACATGTTTGGGGAATAGTTTGCAGAGAATATATTTTTGACCTCTAATATCAGTTTCAGCTAAATCATTATTCATAGAGCTTTCAAGAATACTAATTTGCTCTCCCCAGGTGGGGCTGTAGTCCATTTCACCTTTTATGTCGTAAACTTTTCCTATAATAGGCGTATGAATATTTCCTTTAATACAATATCTCATGCCTTTTGTAAGATTTCCTACAGTTATTTCTCTCACTGTTGCATAAAATATGCCCCAGTGAGTAGAATCATTATAGTATTTTTGCTCTTCTAAAAGACCTTTGAACTGTACCTGTTCAACTACAGTTTCTATTATCCTTCACCAACTTTCTTTCTATCTGTTTGAGCCAATATTGTTCCATCATTGTAAATTTCCTCAATTCTATTAGTTGTATGAGTATAAACAGTGTCTGGATATTTCATAATAACAAATTGATCTTCACGCCTATAACCACAAACAATGATTTTAGAACCTCTTTTAAACCAAGACTCTTCCAGAACTTTTTTCTTGCCTGCAGGTGTCTGCTCAGAAATTCTTTTATTATAATAACTATACTGACCTTTGTTATATTTACAGGTTACGACACCATGGTTAGTCAGCAACGACACCAAATGTTTATTATTATCAGAGTCTAAAACAGTTCCAGCTAATCGAAATATTTTATATTTAGGAAAATGTTTAATTTCTCCTCTAACTCTTCTTGTGGTATGCTCATACACTTCAGGAATCTCTGGGAGTGAATTATAATCAACCACTCCATACTTTGGCTCATTCAAATTCCACAACTCATGCCGATCCGGGTAATAGCTTAATGATTCCATATCCCATTGTTCTAATGATCCAGATGCATAAGATTCCATTGTTGAGTCAAGTTTTTTCTGGTTATATAATTGAAGTGTCTCAGGTAAAGCCATATAATCTTTCAATGGTTGGATAAGAGCATCCCATTCTTTATTAAAGAGCTTCTCTGAAATAATTACTCCATCCTCCTTTGTACCCACAATACATGTATTAAAGTGCTCCATCAAAAATTCTGTACCTCTTTCATCAAGAGCAAAATATCTGTCATGATATCCTTTTTTAGGTACCTTTTTTCCTTCATCTATTATATTTTTTAAAAAGAAACTCTCATGTAAAGCATACGCTTTGAAATTCTTGATTCTAATCATTGTTTCCATCTCTTTTGGGAAGATGTCATATTCTAATGCTGAGTTAAACTGCTGCATAGTCAGCTTATCTATAGGTGTAAATACATTACGAGAAAGAAACTTTTTCATTGTTTCCATGCGATCTGGAGAATCAAGTTCATTGAAACAACCAGCTTTAATTAGAATAATCATTTTAGCAGTACCAATAATCTTAGTGTCTACCATACGTTTACAGAAATCTTCAAATGAACTATAAGGCTGATGCTCTACAATGGCACGAGCTATATCATCACCTATTCCACAAAGTCCTTTAAAAGAGAAAATAATACGATTGTTCTTTTCATCTGGGACAAAGGAAAACTTTGCTTCATTGATAAGAGGTCTGTCTACTATGATTGAACGCTGCTTAAAATTGGCTATTGCTTTCGCAATTTTCCCATATTGAGTGGACTTATTATCATCAAGCTCTTCGTTGGCTCCGGCATTGATAATTAAACATGCTGTATTCCAATAGATAATTGGATAGTGATATCCTAAATTCAACTCTTGCAAACCAATACAGGAATAAGGGAAAGTGTGGTTTTTAGAAAATGAATCGGTGTACCGCTACTTTCGTAGTATTTGTTCGGACTAGACTATCTCTTGAGTGACTGTATTAAATAAATCTTTGTCCACATATTCCCATTTAAACCCGCCAGCTGAGTCTCTATTCCCTCTACATACTTCTCCTATATTTTGTTGAGGAATGTTTGTAATCTCACCAGCAATTTTTATACTTCGAAAAATACTCAAAATATTATTTTCATCATCAAGCAATGCTACAGGTCTTAGTGCTTTTTCAACTGACTTTTTCTGATTTAATGCTGTTGATATTTTCCGTTTTTTACTATCTTTATTAATCAAACCTGTACGAGAGGCATGAAGCATATTTTCTTTTCTGTCAACCCATTCCAAATTTCCGTCTTCATAATTATTTTCTTTGGTCCCTGCAAAATTGAAATCTTTCCTATGTCCATCTTTATGATTTACTTCCGGTAAATTTCGAGGATTCGGCAAAAAAGCTTTTGCTACAACCCTATGAGTCAAATCTCTTTCTGTTCCAAAACTTACTCTCGTATATCCGTTATTTGCTTTATGAGGATGAAATATTTTTTCAGTATAATGCTTGGTTCTTCCTAAACTATCTGTAATATCTCGTTCTAATCTTTTAATGTCTCCATAATTGGATACTTGATATTTTCCTTCCCATCCTTCAATATCCTTCCATTCTTCCATCGTAACCTCCAGAGCACAGTCACCCTATCCTTGCGCTTCCCAATGTGCTAATCTCATCAGTACTAATAGTCGTTACACCCGATTTAACTTGGCACGGTATTGGCATTATCAGCGTCCACCGTTAGCCCGTAAAAAGTACGGACACCGTTTTTGCATACGTTCACAAGGTTTTACTTGAGCCGTATTCAACCCAAGCTGCTTTCCTATAACTTCTTTCCAGATATAGTTCAGCAGATTCTCTGAAGTTCCAATCTCTTTGCCATGTTCAAAGAACATCTTTTTCATAGCTTCCTGCAGTTTTTCATCTTTTTTAGCAATACCTTTTCTTAACTTATTACTCTGTGTAACATTGAATCCTGAAATATGATCATCCATAGAAATTTCCATTACAATTTCCTGTGTATCTCCTACTCCATATACAGGTAATAGATATTTCTCTAATATTTTTATTTCACTTTCTGTCAAACGGTACTCATCTCTCATGCATTTGTACCATTCATTAATATCATTCTTATACCTAATATAAGTGTCAATGGGCTGTTCAGCGCCTTCTCCTGATACCATAAGTCTCATAATTGAGTTCGCAGTTGCAAGCTCTACTAAGGAATGGGGTTTGATTCGTTTAGCTGCCTGAAGCCCAACTGCAGTATCAAACTGAAAGAGATCTGTCACATCATTCTTTGCAACCATATCCCACATTTCTTTAGTATCATAATCAAGTACATCTGGATGTAAATATTTATTATATGTAGCTCTCAGTGATCCTTGCCATTTCATATATCCCGCATCAATTAGCAAATTCATACAAGTTCTAATCTTATCTAATGCCTGAATGGTTAAGAAATCCATTTTAAGACCAGAACAATAATCAGAATCTTTCATATTAAATTGAGTGATATAAATACCGTTTGGAGCTTTCATCCTAGCATTGTGAGCCAAAAAATCTTCATTAAACAAATATACTGCTGAAGCATGTATACTTCTTCCACATATAAGCCCTTCAATAGTCATAGCCGTTTCTAAAAGTTTGTCGTATTTTTTGACTTCATTTGCAAATTCAGTTTGTCTCTGACGTTCTTTCTCTTCGTTCCCATAAAGACAATCATGCAAACTCCAAGTTTGACCTCTGGTAACAGGAATAAGATTAGATAAATACTGAGTGATATCTGAATCTAATCCTAATCCTCTACCAGCAGTAATAATAGCTGATTTACTACCCTCTGTTTTAAAAGTACTACAATTAAGTACTTTTCTTTCACCTCTGCGACGTTTCACAGCTTCAATGATTTTTAGTCTTCTATCTTGCTGTGTGTCGATATCTACGTCACTGAGTTCAACTTTTTCATGGGAAATATGTCTCCAATGAGGCAGTCCCCACTGTAAAGGATTCATCTGAGTAATGCCAATGAGATACATTGTAAACATTCCTGTTACTGAACCTCTGGCTACACCCACTAAAGAATCTCCTTCTTCCCACATAATATTAACCAACTCAAGTGTTGATATATAATAGGAAGAAATACTTGTACCAAGCTTTTCAGTAACAAGCCACATTTCTTTTAATTCAACTTCAATTCTATCTAAAGTCTCAAAAAATTTTACTTTACCGAAAGTAGTATAAGGAATCTTTTCATAATATCCATCTTCTATCAGTTTTAATAAATATCTATCATAAACATTATCACTATGAGCGAATTTAGATATGTATTCATAGCGATCATAATAATTGCCAAAGAAATCACTTAACTCAAAATCAGGGATGTCAGCTCCAGGAACAATAGTTGGACAATACAAATCATACTCTTCAACCTTCTCACCAATCTCCAGAGAACACTTCAATGCATCTTCCACTTCTTCATACCCAAGATAATCCATCCTCTGATGAATTTGCTCATTGGTCATCATCCAAGTTGATTCATAGAAATCACCTAACTCTCTTTCTTCATCATCGCGACTATTAAGATAAGCAGCATGAATTTCTCTATCCTCTTGTTTCAAATAGTGAACATCACAGGCAATAGTAGCTTTTATTCCTAATTGATGCTTTAATTTTACAATCTCTCGATTCAACTTTATCTGTTCTTCTGACAGCCCCGGTTGCATTTCCAAGTAAAAATCTTTACCAAATAACTGCTGGTTCCAGAGAAGAAAATCCATATAATTTTCTCCTGCTAATAGAGACTTGCCTAATTCTCCTCCTAAACATGCTGTCGTTGAAATCAGATGTCCAGGATTAGATTTAACTACATGTTCCAGATCACTTTTCAATGTAGGAACACGTTCCATCCTTCCTGTATAAAAACTGTTGTCCCATGCTAATGAACTAAGTTCTCTTAACTGCTTATGCCCTATTTCATCTTTAGCCAGAAGAATATAATGATAAAATGGAGAATCACAAGACTTCTTTCCATCTTCTGATATATTTAATTTGTCAACTAAATATATTTCATTACCAAGTATTCCTTTGAAATCTTCCGGCAGTTCACCGGAAGACTTCATGGATTTAATTGTTTGAATAAATCTCACATGACCAGATACAGACTCATGGTCAGTGATAGCAACTCCTGAAAGTCCAAGAGACGCAGCTTGTTTTATTAATTGAGGTACTTTTACGATGCAGTCCAACATACGAAGCTGACTAAATTCTGTATGCGCATGTGTCTCTATTCTCACTAGAACACCAACTTTCTCTTAGTTTCTTTCTTTATTTCTTGTCCATAAGGATTAAGTACTGCAAATGATTTTTTCTCAGGTGTCCATAAGCTATGATACTGACATAGACCAGAAAACTTAGGATCAGCATTTGGGGAAGTGCTGTGGAATGGACACCAGTAGCATAATGGAGTTGGTTTGGGAGGATACTCGCCTTTAATTTCCATTTCATCCATTTCATTTAACACCTTGTCCAGTTTCTTAATTCCTCTGTTAAGATAGCCTTTGGTACATACACCTTCGTCAGCTCCTTGAATAGCATCTATAAGAATAAAATCATACACATGGTCTGTTGCAGGCTGTCCATATAAATGAATACATGCCAGATCATAAATTACATGTTGCATAGGTGTTTTTATATCTGCATCTCTAAACACGGCCTTTGAGGATTTATAGTCAGTAATCCTTAGCTGCTCTTTTGCATTCTTATCCACTCTATCAATAAAACCATGTATAATAACTCTGTCGTCATATACAAATTCAAATCTCTGTTCTACTGCTACGGGAGTCCACTCTTTACTATCAATCCTAGATGGCAATACTTTGTTATAAAAGATATCCATCTTTTCTGAATAGTTCATACCTGACTTACTATCAGCAGTAAAAAACTCATCAAAATATTTCTTTTTGAGGTCTTTTATACCGAGAATGTGATTATCCGACTTCTCATCAGTCTCTAAATAGCCCTCTTCCGTAATGCTTTTAAGATAGTCATAATCTACTGTCTTACCTTCCATTATCATTCTTCCTTTAAGCTCTAATGCCTTATGTAAAATAGAACCAATTTCCATAGGAAGAGACGATTTCTTTGAAAAGTTTTTGTCTACATATTTTAATTTGTGACTCAGTGGACAGTGATCAAAGTTACTCTCTTTACTGTAGGAGAGATAAGGTAACCCCTTATCCTCCTCAGTTACTTGTCGGATTTTCTGACTGATTTCAGTCAATTAATGCCTTTCTATACATAATACGTTCCCTCCAACGTGATATCTTCCATAGTTATTTCTACTTTGTTGTCAAGCAGTTTTAATAATGTTTCTTTGCCTTTATCTGTAGGCGCATCCTTATAATCTAACACCCCATCTTTATCCCATAAGATTGATACTTTACAATATGGAATAATCGGACGTATTTTCTTAAATAATTTATTTTTGTACAGCTCACCGTCCCATCCATACGGATCCTTATATTCCTTGTCAAAACCAAGAATTAATTCTTCTATCTTCAAATAATCGAGTAGCAATTTGATTTGTTCATCTGAAATTTCACTGCCACATACAGCTAAAGAAAAGTCATCATCACCAAAATACGAATGATTTTGCATAACTCCTTTCTCAGACTCAAGTAGTAAACATTTCCTACAAGTCTTAATCTTATTCTGGTTAATATGAATACCATAAAGATTATGTGATAACTTGTGGCTTAGAAATTTTCCTTCTATATTAAGAGGTACATATTTTCCAATGTTCTCTACGTCTTCTTCATCGAGATATCTTCCTCTTATACCAATAAGATTTTGATGTCTATCTCTATGAGGAATAACTATTTGATTTGTATTACCCCAATAAGATATTTCAAATGTAGATAACGTCTCTCTGGAAATATGATCGTTTAAAAACACTTCATGAGGAGTATATTCAAACATTTCTAATACATGCTCATCTATAGGTTCACAGTCTATAATGTCTGTAGATTTGTTTTTCCCAAACTTCTTGAGCCACGACATATCACATATATGTTTTGGTCTCTCAATATGTTCAACAGCTTTCATATCTATTTGATTAGCAATATAAGATACCGCCTGATACCAAGTATAAGTAATCCCTTGTACTCTTTTAGCTCTGATTACTAATTCAAAAATAGAGAATGATTCGCTACATGAGGTGTAGCAATGAAATGTTCTTCCAGAATACTGATCTGTAGGTTCATGATAGTAATAAAGCTTATAACTATCGCCACCATGACAGATTGTTTGAAAGATAAGATTCCCAGATGAGTCTGTTCTATATCCTTTTGATCCTAAATCGGTAACTATCTTGATTACCTGTTCCTTTGTAAGAGCCTTTAATATTGCATTTTTATCATAGTAAGGCATCAGTACACCTAAAAATCAAATGGCATTGATCCCAATAAAGTACTCGTAGCTTCTTGTTGCTCATCATCAGTAATCTGGATATCATCAAGGCTCTCAGAATGTTCCTCAATTACTTTCTCAATTTGAGCTACAGCCACTTCAGTTTCGATCAGGTTATAATAGTTGTCTGTAATAAATAAATCTTTAGTTCTACCAGTAGAGAGATCAGCATATTGCCATAAACGGATTTTTGTCAGTTTTCCTCTTCGTACTTTATATATGTGTCTTACAAGATTGGGTATTGGCACTCCATACATATTGTGCATAAGTTTCTTTACACACTCTAACTCTGCACTTGTTGGCCTCAGTGAAATTTCACCTAAGTCAATTCTATCTGCTAGAGATTTTGCACCTCTTAACATTGTTTCGTCTTTAATCTGACTATCTTTGTATGTACCATTTAACTGAGTCATTGTTAGAATAAAGATATCCAATTTCATAGCCAAATTCTTAAGAGTGTCCATGAATAAGAACAAAGTCTGATCTTCTCTCAATTTCATTCCTTTACTCATAGAAGCAACTTCAGCAATTAATTTAGCTGACATATGTATATAATCGAATACGAAATAATGACATCCTTTTTCTCTCTTATAAGTTTTAATGATATTTGATATATCTTCTATACCAAAATCATTAATAATTTCTATATATAAAGGATAAGTAGCAATATATTCAATAGCTTTATCTACTCGTTCTTCCTCATCTCCTTCATAGTCTCCATCAAGAATCTTGTTCTCTGGTACTCCGGAAACGTATGCCATAATGATAGTCTGTACTTCGTCTTCCTCTAACTCAGTAGAGATGAATAGAGATGGTTCCTCACACCCAGTGTAAATCCATTCTTTTTTATCTGTATCATAGAAATAAGGGATTGAAATATTACAGATATCTGCCAATGCAGTCCTTGTCTTTCCTCCACCAGAATCAGCAGAACGAAGATAGACCTTTTTAAGTCTCGCCCCTCTAGCAATAGTAGTCATCATAGGGCTCTGTAAAGGTATTCCAAACTCTGGTTCTTCTTTCAATCTTTCTTTCAGTTCTTTCATTCCCTTACCGGCAAGCTGACCCCTTCTCGAAGAATCCATTCCATAGAGCATTTTTGCTTTCGTAATGAGCAGATCCTCTTCTTCCAGAATCATATCATTTATTGAAGTTGCATCTAATTTAGCTGCTTGCTGTTCTTGTCTGCTAGGATCAATGATTGTTTGATCATAGATGTTCCTTATGTCTACTCCACATGAATCCCAATATCTTAAAAGACTAAATTTCTTCAAGCGTTCCAGGTAGTAACTAAAATTTTCCAATTCAGCCAAACGAATGGCATCGTCACAATAATCAATTCCTTGATTATCGTTGAAAATTTTATATTGTTTCTCATATCTTGAAAGAAAACTATCTATAGCAAATGTATCTATAATCTCTACCCCTTGGTTGTAGAGATTATACACACATGAAAATAATATTGCGTAAAATTGTTCTTCTTCAAAGTCATACTGTGTAAGTGTGTATTCTTCCAAAAGGGAAGGTTTCTTCATAATACATCCTAAACATTGAAGAGTGGCGTGTTTGTCAATTAACATATTCACTCCCCTATTTTGCTTATATCAATCAAATCTACATTTTTCTTTTTAGGCGATACTTTTATATGCTTCTTTTTATAAATCTTATCCAAATCTACTTTTGAAGGTTCTATACTGTCTAGCTGTGCATAAAATGCCTGAGCTTGGTCATAATACCAAGGAATTAATCCAACAATGTCACTATCTTCATCTTTCCTGGCTTCTAATCCAACTATAGAAAAACAATATTCTAAAGTCTGTTCCATTCCTTCCCAAGTAAATCCTTCATACATTTTTTTGTATTTATAAGCCATTGCTGAACTTTTCGCTGTGCATTTACCCTGTATTTGCTCCACTTTACTAAAGAATTTTTCTGCTGCCTGGGCTTCACTTTCTGGAACTGCTTCAGGGATTTCAGGGAGAGCACTTTGTTTCAGCGCTCTCTCATATTGTTCCCTTTGCTTCTTCGTCAGTTTATCATTGTCAATCTTTTCTTTTTCTTTCTTGATTTTTTTATCAAGACAAGCTTTATGATAGTATCTGGTTTTTATATGAATAGCTTTCGAAGCAAGTACATTTTTATGACATACCGGGCAAATGTACATTGCCCTTGGCATTACGCCACTCCTAATTCAGCACAAGCATCCTTAATATCTTCGAGAATAATACTCATTGCCTCAGTCTGCTTTTTAGTACACTGAGATACTTTCTTCCCAACACCAAGAGTCTGCTCTACAATATCTGTCAATGTTTCCATATGATCTGAGGCAGCTAGTTTACCTCCCCAAAGGGCAATCTCTTCCTGAAGCTGTTCAAAGGACATTGTTTCTTTTTCTTCATACATAGACTGCTGCTCATCATAGGATACTGATTTAATACCGTCAGCTTCTTCCTGTTTAGTGATTGCATCAGAAATTGCTTTCTCTAAATTATCTGCTGTAAACTCTTCAATTTTAGTTACCATGAAATCATATCTTGAACGAGCGAAGAACTTATCTGTCTGTGCAAAATAAGCAGAAGATTTAATTACATGTCCATCTTCATCTACGCCATTTGGCTCAAGGTAAGCCACTACGTCACAATTATCTACAATTGGTTTAATACAGCGCTTGTCTCCCTTAGGCTGAATAAAGCCATCTTTTTCGTCTGCATGCGCAACGAATACCACTGTATACCCGGAAGTTACTAATTTCTGAATCTGTTCCCAATAAATACGTTCATAAATCTGATAAAGATTTACTTTGCTGTTTTCATTGGCTCCAAGAGAAATGCATCCTCCACCATATGTGTCACATACGAATTTCTGGCAAAACAGAGAGGAAGCATATACTTCATCAATAACAATAGTGGAATAAATCTCTTTAGCTCTTTCTACTGTTTTAGGATCAGTAAGTTCTTTGATGTACTTAGTGAACATTCTCCAGTTGTTAATCATTTTATGTTTAACTCCTGCCTGAGCACCTAAACCATTCTCACACATGAAGAACAAAGCATTCTTCATCTTTGCGCAATTATAAGTTTTTCCCGTATTGTTTGTGCCATAAAGCATAATTACTTTTCCTTCAAGACCATGTGCTACAACGCTTACTTCTGGTTCAAAAATACTATCTGTCATATGTAATCTCCTTTAATTTTACTATTTATATTTTTACAAACTTGTTTATAGATTAAAAATTAGGAAGTTTTGGTCTAGCTTTAGTTGTTGCAGCAGAGGTTGCTGTCTCCGGCTGTTTAGCTTTTGCTTTCTCTTCCTCTAAGCGAACTTCTCTATCAGTAATTGCCTGAGAAATTGCACCAATGTCATATGGTTCTGGAGTTGGTGTTTCACTATCCTCGCCGTAAGCATCAGAAGCATTTGTAATAATCATCTCATTTTTATAGATCGTTTTCTTCTCAAATCTTGGTTTACCAATTTTTACAGGAATTTCTTTTGTGATTTCTGCACGACTATTTACAATATCACCATAGAACTTAACAGTCTGATTTGGTGTATAGTCATCTAAAATTGCTTCTGCAATTCCATCTTCTGCTGGAGCATATAAGGTCATTGGCTCAATTCCTGCGTATGTAGGCACCCATCCTTTTACGATAGCTCGGCCTGTTTCTTCACCTTTATTCTCACCAGATGTATAAAGTTCTGGAGTAATAGAAGCAATTGCCATTTCTACTTCAAACCAAGCACGAGGCTCGAATTTCTCTGGGGCTCCATCATAACGCTTAAAAATCATTGTCTGATAAGAAATACCTACATGTACCTGTTTATCTTTTCCAACGTAAGAACGAGGTCTGATTTGACCATCTGTAACAGTTACTCTTGTAGCTGCGTCTTTACCAACTTTAGCAATAGACTGATATTCTCTCATTACAGTTTCAATGCCTGCATAATAGCCATTATCTGTGCCGTCATTCTTTTTCTCATTGATATACACTCTAAATGTTACAAAGTTAATGTCTCCTGTCTGTACTGTAATGTCACCGCTAATAACTTTTTTACCATCTCTTACTGACTCTTCCAGTGTGTTTTCGCTTACAATACCAACTACTTCTACTTTTGTGTCTGCCTGTCTTAAATTTGTTTTTTCACTCATAAATAATGTCTCCTCTTATAAATAATATTGTTTGGTATATTGATAAGCGTTCATGATTGAACGACTTATTCACTAAATCTCATACTAACTCTATCTAAATATTCTTCATCTGACGGGTTAGCGAATCTAATAACTGTATATATGCCTTTGCATTCTGGGCATCTATTATTTTTTCTTTCATTCCATTCAAATACTGAAGCACAGCGAGTACACTGGCATAATGTTGTTCGTGTTTCCATCTCATGCCTCCTCTTCAAAGATGCTTCCGCTAATACCTAAGGCTTCAGCAAGTAGTGTTTTCAGAGGTTCTGATGGATTCTGATCATTCAACCATCCTAAATAACTATCTGGAATTTCAGAGAGTGGTTCTCCCTTATGTTTGCCGAATGGCATAAGATATGTTTCTGGTGTAGGTTTGAATTCTTTCATCAGTTCATCTACTTCAGTTTCATCAAAAGATACTGTTAAATCTTTTCTTGATGCCAAATAATCTGCTAAGTGAACTATCATCTGACCTTTTGTTTCTGGTAATGGCAGCTCATCTTTACTTCTTTTATCTGTGTTCCATTCACCCATATGTGAGGCGCAACAGTCTGCAATATAGTCCAATTCTTCATCTGGCAACCATTCAAATCCTTTATAGGATTTTATTCTCTCAGCTATAAGTAACGGGTGTTTAAAAAGAGTATATTGACTGCCATTACGCCCAAGTTTTTCATCATCATGGTTCATAATAGCTGTTCGTAGCATATCTCTTTCTCTTGATGTAAACTGACTCTTGATACAATCAATTGACAGCATATGATTTAAGAATCTAGTTGCCCCTTTTACATGTTTAGCAAGCCCCATAAAACCAACTGTATAATCAGGGTGATACTTGTTAGTACTTGAAGCAGACACTTGCCAGAAATATGTAGGCGCAGTATCTAGTAATTCAATACAAAATTCCTGAATATCATCATTTTCAAATACTTCTAATTCTTCCTTAAAAAATCTCTCTGCTAATGTCATACAGTTTCCTCCTCAATAATTTCTTGTGCCTCTTCCATATCCGGTGTATCAGAGGAATCTTTTATCAATCCTTCAAGGACCTTGAAAGTGAAATTCTTGTGTTTATAAGCCTTAAAGCTACTTCTATTATCAATTCTTACAACTACACCTTCTCTAACATGTGTCGCCCCTATTGGATCAGGCCCATCATAGTATTTTTCTACACGCTCCATAAGATCTTCTTTAGTAGTAAACAGGAATTTATCAAATTCAGGTACATGTTTAACTCCTAAACGATCACACCAATTCTTTACTTCTTCCCATGGAATCTCTGTAATAATCCCATCTTCATTGGTCATAGTCATTCTATAAACATAAATATCAGAAGTACCAGGAGTACACCCATAAGAGAACACTGTTTCATCACCGTAAAGCTTCTTAACTTCTTTATCTTTAATTTTAGTGTTGGAACAGGTTCCCATAATGGTCTGCTCTGTACCATCAACCCACCCTACGATTTCATAAAACACTTCCATTCCTTTTGGCAGTTTGTCAATAAAGTAGTCATGATATTTCTGTCTAAATTTATCATTCCCATAGTAACCGCCTTCAAATGTATTGAGTACAACTCTTCTTGTTCCAGTAACTATTTTCCATTCTTTGATAACAGGAGCCGGTCTACAAAAAAGTTTCTGTAGTAGAGTCTTTTTCTTAGTAGTTACTTCTATTGCATTTGCTGTTCGACCAGATGTGCCATGCATTTTCAAAGTAATGTAACAAGTATCTCCTGGTTTAAAGGCATTTAAGTTATATGCTAACTGTTCTGTATCAGCATGTTCTTTAAAATAAGGAAATTTGTTTTTTAAATTTGGAGTTTTTACTTTCGGACCATTGTTAGATTTTTTATGATTTGATCTTGGAATATATTTTTTACAGATAACTGTCCCATCAAGTACAGTAATTTGATCTCCTAAAGATAATTTATTTATATCAGTCCATTTACTAAGAGATTCTACTGGTAAAACCAATCCTTCTGATTTTTCACCTCGCAGTCTCATAGCTTTAATGTTTCGTTTTACAGGATCAAGATATCCACCTGTAGTTGTTCCATCTTCATTTTTAATACGCAGTAAATTGTTTTCTTTTGCAAATTCTTCTCCTAGCTGACCATCAACCGGGAAAAATACAACTTTCTGCCCTTCGTAATAACTTAAATCAACAATAACCGTATTTCCAAAAACGGTACCAAGCTGGAGCCTATCAGCATTGCTGTGTTTACGAAGTTGCTTAAGCTCAGTAATGTAAGCACAATACATTAAGTATTGAATACCTCTTTCTCACTCATAATTCTCTTGCACAGATCAATTACATCTGTGTTGCCTCCTTTTATTTCATTATATATTTTAGTAACACCATAAAGTTTTCCTATATGAAATCCTTTGTTATATGTATCAGTAATTTTCTTTTTCATCTTTTTTCTAGTTATAAACACGTAGCTCCTCCTGTTATTTCTTCTAAAGTTCTAGGAGTATAATTCAGCAGCATTGCTCCGACATTATACATTTTACATGGTGTATTATATAGATTTTCCATTTCAGACTTTGTTCTTTGCATCATATTATTTTCAAAACCTGTATGTACATGTCCATATAAATGGTACCAACCATAGTAATGATTCTTAAAACAAGGAATCGGATAATGACAAAGAATAATACTCTCTTTTGGATTAAGGTATAGTTCTTTATAATCAACTATTTCTACAAATAAATTCTGTAAATCTTTGTTTTTCAGAATCTTATTATCATGATTTCCTTTTATTAAATGAATCCTACCATTTAACTGGCTGTAATACTCCAATGTTTTAGTTGAACCATACCAACTAATATCTCCTAAAAGATAAACATCATCATCTAAGCCAACTACTGAATTCCAATTATTTTTAATAGTTTCATCGTTCTCTTCTATTGTCTTAAATGGTCTAGCATCGAATGCCAATGCATTTGTGTGACCAATATGTAAGTCTGAAATATAATAATTCATAAGCTACTCACCACAACACTAAGTATATCAATAACGCCAACAATTAGTAATATTATATAAAATCTTGTTCCATGTATCCCTATTGATGAACAATAGGCTCCTAGAATACCCCAGCATAGAATATTCAAAATTGATAAAAATGTTTTCATAGCTCACCTACCCAATCCTCATAAATATTATCTGCATGTGCTTCAATGTCATCATGTAACGTCTCTTCTGGGTAATCAATAAGAGATTCTATTACATAAGAATCCATAACTAAACTTGATACTTTACTGTCTGACAACTGATATTTTGTTTTTAATGTATCTTTCAAAGCTTCAATATAAGTTTTGGCACTTTTCGTAAGTTTTAATGTATCCGTCATCGTTCTACTCCTGTAATTTTCGTGCTGAATAACAAATTTCTTTATATTTCATAACTGCATCATACACTTCATCTGGAATTATATTTTTATATTGTTTGACGACAATTTCTATAATTTTCTTTTTAGCAATGTTATATGAATTACTTGCTTCCTCTTCTGACTCGAAACGTCCCAAATAAATTTTTTCTCCATTAACTCCATTGCAACTTGCTATATATGCTCCGGACTTTATTTTTTGTACTCCTAAAGCATAATTACCTCTATCATTTTTTCTATCTAGCACAATTGTATTTAATCTATGGGGTAATAACAAACAGGTGTCGGGACTATATATTTTATTTCCAATAACTTTTATATCTTTGTCCAATTCAAGTGAGTCGTCCTTTGATAAGATATATTTATGTTCGCTGTACCATTTTGCAAAATTTTGATAATTTTTCCATTCGTCGCATACATAGCAATCAATATAATTTTGATTTTTAATATATTTATCGCTATAACATCTTGTTAACATAGATCCCCATTTTGTATATTCTTCTGTATGAGAAACACCAACTTTAGTTTTAAAAGGGCCATAACCTCTATAACCAACACCTAAATAAGTGGGAATATTATAGTTTATAATATTTCCTTTTTTGAAATATTGATAATAAGTGTGTCTCACAATAATTCCATCTTCGAATTGGATATCAATATCGTGGACATTTTTATATCTAATAATCTGCATCTTTAATCCTTGTTTATTAATATTTTCTTCTCCGGTTCGGTCTATTTTTTGCATAGTTAATTCACCCTTATAATCTGTTCATACAAACAAATATCCTTATCAGAAACTGCAAGATTTTGATGATAATGTCCAAAAATATTTTTTCTATAATCAACATTACACCTTATTTCTTCCAGATAATTAGTTAGTTTATCCGGCTTATATAATCCATGTGATAATAATGCTGCTGTAGAAGAAGCTGTACAATGTGTCAGGATAAAATCTACCTTATTATTATGTTCTGCCAGATTCTTTATTCCCTCATCCATCTCTTCTTGATTTGGCATTTCTCGCTCCCACCATGAAATGTGATTGATTCGATACATTTTATCCGGATCATCCCTCCATTCTTTTACTCTTGGATCGTCAATCTCTAATACCCCATCTGAAATATCATGACTTGCAGCCCCTCCAAAGGTAAAGAATTTTAAACCGTCTATATCAAATATCTGTCCTCTCATAAGATGAATTACTGATGGTTTAATAAAATGTACCTTACCACCATGCCATTCTTCTACTGGATAAGAATCTAATATATCGTAACATTCATGATTACCATCAATAAAAAGTGTTGTAAAACGCCTCTCCTCAAGCCAATTTAAATTCCATCTCTGTTGTGGTGAATCTCTCCATATCCCAAAATCTCCAAGAACAATTACATAGTCATCTTTAGTCATCTCTCTTTGCTCCGGGAACGAGTCCATATTTAATCTATGGATCCAATCCCCATGTGTATCACCTGTGATCCAAATTACTTCCACCACCTCCAACAATATGTAGCGATTGAAAATCCTATAAGAATCATGAAATATGCTACAGGTATCGCAAAAAACATTTTCATAATTGAAATCAATAAAATACACAAATCTAATTTTTTATCTGCAATCATGTTTAATATTCTTACTACTGGCAAAAGCATTAACTTCCAACCACTACATATAGCTCCAATTACTCCACATATAGCAGAAATCCATCCCATGGTTTGCTTAATCACTTAATTCCTCCTAAACTATCAATCCATTGTTTTACCTTGCCATTATCGTATGTTTTTGTAATCAATACGGCAGACACTGTTTGCCCTATTCTTCCATGATATTTACGATATGTACTTTCATCATTAAGTGAATATTCAGTTCCGTTATAATTTACCGTAATTTCATATTCAGCATAATCAGTTCGAAATTGCGGAACATGATTAACCATACCTGTAAAACGGGTTTCTTTAGGTTTATAATATTCATTTACAACTGTGACCTTCACACTTTCCTCTTTTTTATCAATGCATTTAGCGCAACCAGTTAATGTTGAAATACTTATCAATAGAACTCCTAAAATACTTAATACTTTCTTTTTCATAAACTCTCTCCTACATTTGTAGTTAAGGTCCAATCCTTCTGAGTTGTCCCATAGGGGTAAGAACTAAATGTTATAGTATTATCCTCAGTAGTTTCAGTTCTGGTCGTCTCCTCAATAAGATGGCCTTCTTTATCATATTTTTTAGTTGTCTCCGTAATCGTAGTTTTTATCATTGTACTCTCCTTATATTGACAAACCACCTCACCTAAAGTACAATACTATTGATCCCAGGTCTGTATCGGGTGAGGATCTTCTGAATGGGTAATGTGATATGGGATTGTATCACACATTATTTTTGAAGGAGGTGTTGCCTATGGTAGCAGATATCATAACTATACTTACTTGCTTTGGTCCAACATTACAATTCGTAGTTGTTAACGTTATCCTCACCTTACGCAGCCACCTCTTTATTACTGACGCAAAATCCCTACGCTACCGTCAGTGTGGTATATGTCCACAGTTCTCACTATACGTTACCCTCATTATTAATTATTTATTTTCAACAGTTGCTATATTGCCTGATGTTAATTCTCCTGCGTCAACAATTGTTGCAGCATTTCCACCTTGTACCTTCGGCACATCACCATTCCACTTATCAATCTTCTGTTTCTCAATAAGTTCTGGAGTAAGTGACTCAGCGATCTTTTTATTTGCTTCTGCTTCAGCATCCGCTTTAATTCTTGTAGCTTCAGCTTTACCTTCCGCAGTGATTTTCGCCTGTTCAGCTTCAATAGCGGCTTTCTCTTTATCCTGCTCCGCTGCGATGAGAGCAACTTCCTTATCTTTATCTGCCTGTACCTTTGCAGTCTTAGCTTCAATATTTGCAAGTTCCAGTTCCTGCTGTGCATTTACTTTCTTCTGAATAGCAGCCTGAGTTTCATCATCTGTAGAAATTGAAGTAAAGTTTACAGTATCAATGATGATTCCATATGGCTCAAATTTCTTTTTCAAGTATTTGTCAAGTGCTTCATTCAGTTCCTGGCGTTTATCACCAAATACATCTGTTACCGGATACTTAGCAGTTACTTCCTGTGTCCACGCTTTCATCTTTGGTTTAATGAAAGTATTTTTTACACTTTCTCCGGACTGACCTTTAAATCTTGTAAATACATCAGCAACTTGATCCTGATCGAACTTATAAGAGAATTCCAAATCAACAAGAAGCTGTTTCCCATCTGCGGTAGGAGTTTTAAAACTCTCATCTTTTGGTGAATCACCTTTATCTTCTGAAGTCAGATAAGACTGTTCAATACCAATTGAATACAGTGATGTTTTTACTGTAGGTGAAATCAAATTCCATCCCTGTGAAAGAGTATCTTTTGAAATTCCACCGTTCATCTTGTATTCTACAGCTACATAACCAGCAGGAACTCTTACTGTGCACTTTGCTACACAAATTAATCCTGCTGCAATTATTACTGCTAATCCAACCCCACCTAAAAAACCTTTTTTCTTTTTCATTACTCATTCTCCTTATCTTTTTCTTTATTTTCTTCTCTGTTTATTTCGTCTACTGCATCTTTCCAAATTCTATGCAAGAATCGTCCGAATGGATAAAACAGTGCAGATAATAGAAACCATAAAATTACTGCTCCAACCAATACTAAAAATACAAATACTGGATTCATGCTCTCTCCTTTATAATTCAATACCTTCCATAACAGCTCTAGCTTCTAAAATAGCTAAATAATTTGCCATAGCATCAATCTGAATATTATAAATGCTTCTTGGGCATGTTGGCTCAAAACTAAGACTTCCATTGTCCCATTTAAAAAGTATAGACTGCAAACCTCTGAATCTAAGCATTAACTGGTAATATTCAGCTTTGAATCTCTCGTTATAATCTGGGCTAACCATCATTTCTGTTGTTTCTTTTAATGTTTTTACCATGTTATTTGTCTCCTTTATATTCTTTAATATCATTTACAAATGTCCAAGTGAAAAAGACTACCAGCATTAAACTAAGTAAATTTTTATAAGTAATAAGGTCTACCAATGATACTGCTATAAAAATAGCATCAAGAATGATAAAAAATATGTTAAGTTTCATTTAATTCATCTCTCACTCTCATAAGTATCTTCCCAAGCCTATTTTCTCCAACTCCATCTACAGTTCCCCAAATAGTATCTCCCCAAGTATTACCCTCTTCCAGATGTTCATCTCCTGTAGCAAGTAATTTTTCCTTAAGGTCTGGATTCTGAGTGAATTTAGCCAGTACGATTTCATACATTACTTTATCTTTCACTTCTTCCCAATCTGATCTCAAATTAATCTTTCTACCTGCTGCTTTTGCCTCTGATGGGCTAGCTTGAGAAAATAACTGGAATTTTAGTCTACGATTTTTTGTTTTCTGTGCTTGAAAAGCTGCTTCATTATTTGTATAGTCCCATCCGTTATAACTTACCGGGGCCATATAAAAGTTACTTAGAAAATAGTACTCTCCAGTAAAACTATTAATCATTTTTTCTCCTCCCTAATAATCACTACAGGTTACTGTTAAACTTACGAATCCTTCATCAAATTCAAAACAGTCTCGGATATTATGTTTTACTAGCTGTTCTACTCTGTCTCTATCAGTTATTTTTTCTCCAATTAATTCAGGATCAGTCAAGTCGTATTCAGCTTCTACAGTGATCACTCTTTTTGTTGGTGCCAAAATTTCCTTTTCACATGCGTCATCAATTGGTTTATTTAATATTCTTTTTCCTCTTTGCGTAATATCACCTCCATATTTTATTTCATTGTTTAACCTCCTTAAGTGTAGGTGAGGAATTGAACCCCACCTTAACCTTTTGTTACTACACTTATTTTCTCTTCCCTACAAAGAATCCAACTAAGAAACAGGTTAATAAGCATACTACAAACACGCCTATATTTAACACTATCATTTTATTTGCCTTTCTTTGCTTTCAGTTCCTGCAACTTTTTATTAATTTCATCATCTTTCATTTTCTTATCCAGACGCTGTTTTTGCACAATAGTAGAACTTTCATAAACGATCCTAGCTCCATCAGCAGCCTCTTTTTGCTTTTTAACTCCGTCACGTACTTTCTCTAGCATCTTTTCCTCTTCACTAGAAGATACTCCCGGTGTTACATTAAAAGCTTTTGATGCCTGAGCTGTTTCCAGAGTTAAAACTGCACTTTCTTTTTCTGCTTTTAAATCATTAAGCTGTTGCTGTAGTACTTCTACTTTTTCTTTCTGCACATCAGCATTCTCTTTCCATTCTTTTAATGTATTTTTAATAAAATCAATCTTATCATTCAGCTCCTGTTGTTCTTTTAAGTAGACTTTTGCCGCTTCGTCATCTCCTCGATCCACACAAGCATTTACATTTACATCTGCTTTCATGGCATCTTTCTTCAAATGGAACAAATCATCTTCATAATTAGAAATCTTACCAAGCATCTGCTGATATCTTACATTTTCCTGCTGAAGTTCATCTTCTTTCTTCTCAATAGCGGCATTATAATATGCTTTAGCTCCTTCAGGTGTAGACGCATCTTTCTGAATCGCTTCGTTTGCCGTGCCAGATGCTCTTATCCTTACTCTTTTTCCAATTTTACTATTAAAAAAGAAACAAAGTCCTACGAGTACTAAAATAACAATTATAATAATTGCTCCAGCTGTAATATTCATTAGTCTCTCCCCTCATCAATATCAAGCCCAAAGTTTTTAAACAGTTCTGTCATACCTCCCACATAACCGGAACCTAATGCCTGGAATTTGAATCCATCTCCGTAACGGTATAATTTACCCATTTCTACTGCATTCAATTTTTCAAAGTTCTCATTCTCAGACAGATCATATTCATACTTATCACCATCTGGATTGTCGTAATCACAAATTGTCATAACTGCATTGGAGACCATTCCAAAGTTCTGCATACGCTGTAATGCCCTAAAAATTGTTAAGCAGATAGTAAATTCTGTTTTATCTTTCGGGAATGTGTCAGCATGTACAATAAAATATTCGTCATAATGCTTTCCATTAAAAATCATTCCCTGAGAATCATCACCAGTTTTATTGTCTCCTGAATAATCTACCCAAGGATATGCAGACCCATCTTCATAGGTTTTATAGTTTACTAAATCTTCTGGGTATACTACTTTGCGACTTGAATCTGTTAAAAATCCATTGATATCAAAGTCAATATCTGCTTCACCAGCATAACGGTTCTGATCCCAATTGACTCCAATGAAGAAGTTCTTAATACCTGTACCATCCTCTTTTACCATACTAATTTTCTGATTTTTGCTCATGTTGATTACTGCCATATCTCTTTATCTCCTTTTTATTTATTATTCAGCCAGTCTTTATACTGACGAAGAATCTCTGTATATAACTGTTCATCAGACATTTTATTCATGTCTTTTACTGCTGTAAAACCGGTGTTGTCATGTTTTCTACCTTTCATATCATCAAGAGATTTCAAATAGTCAAAATCTTCATCTCCAATTCCTATGAACTGCACGAAGATGTTGTACTCTGAAAGCTCTTTAATAACTGCATTGGTGGCAAAAGTATCACTGTTCTCACCATCTGTAATAAAGATGATAAATGCTGGAATCTCACTTGGCTCAATATCTTTATAATATGTAACCATTTCTTTCAATACAGGAGCATAATTAGTACCACCCATATACATATGAGCTTTTTTCATAACATTTTTAACATAACTACTATAATTATCAGCGTTAGCAGCTTTTAAGCGCTCTGCTCCATTTGAGAACAGCCAACTCTCAAGTTCTCCATTATCGTCAAATCTTAGAGCAATAGGCAACAAACGAGAAATGGTTTCCTGTACAGATCCATTATCATACAGCCAATCCATACTTCCTGAATAATCCATTGCAAGAGCTACTCTAGCCGTATGTTTTGTCATATCAATCTTGCTTCCCTTAGACATATCAATAAGTACTTTGCCAAGATTTTCATTGTGCTTAGACATATCAATTGTCTGTAACTTTTCTTCATATACAGGTTGCTGAGTTACAGCAGAAGATAACTCTACTGCTGCTTCCTCATCTTTTTTTCCGAATAATTTTCCCAAAAATCCCATTTTAGTTACTTCCTTTCTTACAAATTGCTTTTCTAATCCAATCTACAGGCACAACCATAAATGCTGTCACAAGGACTACAATCCACTGTTTAACATCCATTGGAGTTGTCTGTACTAGATTTCCTACAAAGTTACACAAAACTACAGCCATTGCAAAAATACCCAATGCGATATACACAAATAATTTGTTATTTTTAATTCCTTTGAAAAGATTCATACTATCTGTTCTAATAGTGAATCCATTAAATACTGCCATTAAACACAATAAAGCGAATCTCGCTGTCATAGCCGAAAGTTTTGTTGCAAACATATTTCCAACTGGACCAAATGTAATTACACCAAATAAAGCAATAAATACAATTGAACTTAATGCAATTCTCCCTTTCGCTCCACGGATAAATAATCCGGATCCTTTCATGATAGGCTCTTCATTCATATATTCCTCTTTTGGCGGTTCTCCACCAAAGCTTAATGAGTTAAGTGAATCCATGATGATATTTACAATAAGGATCTGAACTGCTGCTAATAGAGCGGAGCCACCAGAAATAATTGGAAATACCATACTTAAGATCAACAACGAAATATTGATAGGTAGCTGAAATTCAAGGAACATCATAATGTTATGCATAAATGTTCTACCAAGTTCGACTGCCTTTACCACACTTGCAAAATTATTGTCTGTCAAAACAATATCTGCTGCTTCTTTTGCTACATCAGATCCGTCTTGCATTCCAAAGCCTACATCTGCTTTCTTTAATGCGGGAGCATCGTTCACACCGTCACCAGTCATTGCCACAGACATTCCAATTTCTTGTGCTAATGTTACAAGGCGAAGCTTCGTATTCGGTGAGCATCTGGAAATTACCCTTAACTGTGGAATAATTTCTTTTACTTTTACATCTGACATTGCCTCAAACTCATCATTGGTAACTGCTAAGTCTCCAGGCTTATAAATGCCAGCTTCCATAGCAACAGCTTTAGCAGTCTCCATACAGTCACCAGTAATTTCAATTACCTGAATTCCAGCTTTATGAGCAATTTTTACTGCTTCTGGAACTTCATTCCTAACCGGGTCAACAACTCCAATGACTCCAAGGAGATTCATTTCATCGGGGAGATCATCATCAGTTTGATCTGAGATAGTCAATGCAATACATCTCATTGCCTTCTCTGTTAATCCCTTAATATGGCTCTTTAAAGCTTTTCTTTTTTCTTCTGTCAGCTCAGTTACAATGCCATCATTATCAAGATAAAATTTACACTTCTCAATTAATTTCTCTGGTGCGCCTTTATAAACAGTAAAATCATTTGCTCCATTATTTAAAGTAACTGCAGAGAATTTATTTTCACTACTAAATGGAACACGTTTCTTCATGATAGCTTTATTCTGTATTTTTTGTGCGTCTTCAGGAGAAAGCATATCAAGTACTGCTCGATCAATTGAATTGCCACCAGTGATATTCCCATTAGAATCGAACACTGCACTATTATTTATGCAAATGTTTAAATCAATTAGCTCATTGAGTGAGCTTTCCTTATTAAAAATATCCTGACAGTTACCGTTAACCATAACTGTAGAAGTCATTTCACCTGTTGTGAGAGTTCCTGTCTTATCCGTACAAATTAAATTAACATATGCCAATTCAGGAATTTTACCAGTATTCTTCGCAAGAATATTGAATTTTTCCATTGTCGATACATTCTGTTTAGTTACAAGTTTTACAATGAGTGGCAGACCTTCCGGTACAGCCGCAACAATAATTGTTAATGCATTTGAGATATTCTGTGCTACTTTCTGAATATTTTCAAGAATGTTTCCTGAGAAATACTGACTTAAACTTCCAGCATTTAAGATACCTGTAATTGTCATAATTACAAATGCTAATACTGCCGCAATTGTTCCCCATTTTGAAATAAAATCACACAAATGATCCAGAGCAATATCAAGAGCTGTCTTAGGAGGCTCTAAAGTCTGCATTTTGACAAGAGTATCACCGTTAACTGTATTAACACCAACATCTGTAACAATCATTTTTCCTTCACCAGACATGATAACTGTTCCTGCAAAGAGAGAACACTGATCCGTATATGCAGTAGTTGATGTTGTTTTAACATGCTTATAATTAGCACTAGGAATTTTTCTACATTCTTTTGTCTCTCCATTGATAGCGGCGTTATTAACAGAAATTTCTCCATCAACAATAAATCCATCTGCAAAAATCTCTTGTCCAGTTCTCAATAGAACTAAATCACCTACTACCAGATCATCTTTATTAATTGTCTGTACGCTTCCATCTCGGACAACATCACAATATCTAACTGCCGTTTTTGCTCTTAGCTCTGCTGCAGATTTCTGTATGCCTAGACCTGTCTTAACAGCAATTTCAGTAACAATAGCTAAAACCACTATAATCATTACAGGTTCAGAAAGAGACATTACTCCCATAGCTCCTAAAACTAACTGGAATAAAGCAATTATTATTAGAATCATAGTAATTGGTTCAGTTAATGCTTCCTTAGCAAAATGATACCATTTCTTCAATTCAGGCTCCGGAAGCTTATTACTTCCATATGTAGTCCTACTAAC